TATTATGTGTTAAATCTTGCATAGTTTACTCCTTAAGCTGAACATTTAAGTTTATTGATAGCTTCTGCCTGAACTACTTGACCACCAACACGCTTTCTAGCAATGTATCTTACATTACCAGTTGTAGCTTGTGTGAATGGGTCACGCAATACAGCTAGATTTACTCTATCAACGATCATATAGGCTCGTCTGAAGTCACCAAATGCAACAGGGAAAGTGTCAGCACCTTCACTAGGCATATCAGTAGCTTCAACATATGGGTGTCCAAGAATGGTGTTAACCATATTGCCACCAAGCATCATTCCTGTTTGGAACACATACTGACCTGCAGTATCTTTTAATTTTCTGATAGATGCTAATGTAGCTCTATTGAAAACAAAAGTACCGTTTCTTGTGTAGTCAGACTTAATGTTGTGTACCAATGAAATAAGTCCATCAGCAGTTACAGCAGTAGCGTTTCCTGAATCAACAGAACCAACTCCTGATGCATCCATGAAACCATGAGGTTTGCCTACAGAATTACCTGATACAAAAGCAGCACCTTCAGCTTTTGCAAATTGCTCTGCAAACTCTGATTGCATTTCTGCTTCTAGATCAAATACTGTATCTTCTAAGTCTTGCTCAGAAATATCTACCAATGCATACATTTCGTGTGCAGGTAGTTCTTCTAAACCGACTGTGTAACCAGTAGTTTCACTTCTAGTACCACTTTCTGATACCCACTGAGCAGCGAATTGTCCATCTCTTTTTGGGATTTGGATGCTTCTTTGCCCTGTAGTACGGACTCTAGCAATACTTCTGATAGGTGAGATTTCAGTAATTGTTTTTAACAATTCTCTCACATACTCAGGTGGTGCTAAATATCCACCAGTGGTGTCATTGCTGACTGTTAATGCTTTCTTTTCCATTGAGTCAAGACCTTCTACGCCTTTTCTGCAATATTTATCAAAAGCATTGAGATACTCATCAACTTGCTTAGATTCAAAGCCTGAGTCAGGTCTAGTGACCATGGTCTCAATTTTTGAAACTTGCTCTTTGATTTGTTCAGCGTTTTGCTCAGCAATAGTTAACTTCTGATTCATTTCCTCATAAGAATCCAATTTGGCTTCTAATTTAGATAATTTTTCTTCGTTATATGCTGAACTTTCGCCTTTCTCAATTTGCTCAAGTCTTTCGTCATTAACTTTCTTAAATTCGTTGAAAGTTTGACCTAAGTCTTGAATAGCGTTCTTTATATCTTCCGACATAATTTACTCCTATTAAGTTTTTAAGGTTAAAGTTAAGTTTTTTATGGCTTCTACCAATTCTGTACTTTCATCAACCTCTCGTTGATCAAAACACTTCGTTACTGCTTTTGCAGCAACTTTTGCTTCTGAACGAGATAAGTTGAAAGCATCACGCAATCCATTCTCCCATTCCCTAATAGAGTACTGTTCACCTTTCACCGATCTCACAGTTGCCTGTGGGTTCATTGGAAAAGTTACTAATGACACTTCCATTAAATCTACTTCTTTGATAATGCGTTTGTTACCACGCTTATCGTATGAAACTTCTTTTGGGTTTACTCTAAAGCCTATTGAAAGACCATCTAAAGCACCCATTTTTAATAATTCGTAGGCTTCTGCTCCTGCCTGTGTTTTAAGAGCTAGTCTACCTTTGACCACAAGACCATGATCATCTTCTCTGATCTCATCAAACACACCAATAGGCATATCTGACTTGTGTTGATATAAAAGTTTTACACTTTGTGGCTTTCTTTTCTTAAGAGATTTTGCAAATGCACCTTTTTCTATAACATCATTGCCTAAGTCTTTATTTCCAAAGACAGACCCATAGCCTTCAAATGTGCCATAGTTTTTATCTTCATCTTCGTCATGATAAGCTTTGATGCTTGATTTGATTTCTATAGATTCTTTCTCTACTTCTTTTTCAGAAGCCATTTCATCTACAGTTTCTTCTGAATCAGGCTTAGATTTGCCAAATTCAATAATATAAGAGTCATCAGTTTCTTCTACTGCTCTTATATGCTTTTCATCATTCTCTATAGAATCTTCTTTGTTAGAATCGTACTGATTAGTACAGACAGCAAGGCGTTGGTCGGAATCCGTATACTCGCTTGTCATAGTGTCATCTCCCATGCATCTTTTTAAAAAGTCTAGCCTACTTTCATCACTTTTAGGTTTTGGTATAGGCATATTCTACATATAGTACATAAAGGGTAGAAAGACTACAAGATATAGATGTAATAAAATAATTATATATATATTCCAAAAAGGGGTTTACATTTATATAAAAATGAGCAATACTGATCTTATAAATTAATTAACCAAGGATAAAATGATAAATATACTAGAAAAAGATAATACTCTTAGAACTTATGCTAACACACAAAACTGTGAAAAAGCATTAGTTAGATTAGGCTTTGATGTAGCTAAACCTATTATAGTAGGCATACCTAATAGTACAAGGGTAACAGCTATCTTTCAATTACAATGGGCGATAGATAAATTAGGTTCACATGCAATACCTATGTTGTGTGGTGAAGGATTCATGGTGGTATAAATGTTTGATATATACCATTCAATTAAAGGAAATAACGAACTACCATATACAAGAGTTGCTTGTATACATACGGAAAGTTTATCCGAAGCATTTGCAGAAACACAAAACATAGATGAATCTTGGCACCCTGAGGGTAAAAGAAGCACATCTAGTGGTGATGTGTTACATGACCTTATTAATGACAAATTTTATTTTTTAGTACCCATGGGAAACGGCAGACATGGTGAAAAAATTTATAAGACTTGGGGTGATACAGTAGTGATTGATAATTTTAACATCAACGGATTTATTTACAACGAGGTGCAAAAATGAATATATTTTATTTTGATGAATGCCCTGTTAAGTCTGCTATTGCACAACCTGATAAGATGCTAGTTAAGATGCCACTTGAAACTGCTCAAATGTTATCTACAGCTCATAGGGTTTTAGATGGTGATTCTTATGCAGATTCTGTAGGTCTTTATAAACAAGCCTTTGTTAATCATCCATGTACGATTTGGGCAAGACAATGTGTTATTAATTACTCATGGTTATACAGACATTTTATTGCTCTTGGTGAGGAGTACACATATCGCTACGGTAAAGTTCATGCTAGTCTTAGTAAGCTGAGTAAGGCATTAGAACCACATCCTGAGAATATAGATGCATCACCTGTTATGTCTCCAATTGCACAAGCTATGCCTGAAAAATACAAAAATGATAATCCAATTATCGCATATAGAAATTACTGCATTAATGAAAAGCATTATGCAAAATGGGAAAAAGGTACATCTAAACCTAAGTGGTGGAAATAATGAAATGGATAACAATAGAAGAACAAAGTGGTGAAAAACTTTCTGAGCATTACGCTTATTGTGATGATGATTATTACATACTCAAAGAAAATGCAGATGAGGGACACATAGACAGATTAATTCTTTCTAAATATAAAGGGTTATCTTTCACAGTTGATGATATCTTTGAAAGCAAAGACACTGGTTGGTATTGGTACTATGATTCTATTGTAAGAGTTGCTGATATAAAAGATATTGACGAAGATGAATTAGTCATTGTCAGAAATTTTGTTTGGGCATCTGTACTAGATACTGAGTGAAAAATCCTAGGTTGGTGGGGATATTAGCTCCCCCCACTGTATCGCTAGGCTTACGGACTGCTAGGTAGAGTAGTCAAGTCCTTGAAGGAAAGCATCTTGGACAAGTGTTGACAGGCACTAAAAAAACCGATGGTTATGTTGCTGTTAAAGGAGTTGGTGGTTATCTTCAGAACTGAAAAACTACCATTGCTCATAAGTCTCTTTCGTCTGCATAAATTATTACACACCTACAATTAATAACATTTCTTGCACCACCCCTAGTGTCTCCTGCGAAACCCATAGGAACACCACCAATAATAAAATCTTCTGACATATCCACAGTTTGTCCACTGGCAAGTGAATGTGCTGATCTTGTTCTAGCATCGTTGGTGGCAACCCATTTTTTTAACATTTTTATCCCCAAGTCTTTCTCAACTGTTTGGTGATATGAATGATTTGCGTATGATGCAGCGTTATGTGTTTCTGTCCTTGATATAAGTGCAGCACGACTTCTGCTAATAGGTAAAAATTTACTAGATACTGACTGAGCTATCTGTGTCAATGTTAAGTTATCTGCCCTGCCTTGTTCAATAAGATTGCTTATCCTTGTAGCCATGCGTTCTGTTATGCCTGCTAGAATTAATTGCCTTTGATTAAAATATTGATTCACGACTGCTTCAAAATCTGTAGACCTGCCAAAAACAAATGCTTCATCTGCTTTTCTAAGGTACTCATATTTTTCCTCATTGTTTCTATATATAGCTTTGAAAACTCTTTTGTAATGTGATTGTATTAATGGGAAAAAATCTTCGTTTAAAGACTGTTGTGCAATTTGCACTTCATATACTCCATACTGTCTATAAAGATAGAGATTAGTATTTAAAAACTTTCTAAATAATGTGTTGAGGTTTTTAAAAAATCTTTTTTCTAAATTGTTTCTAAGGACTAATTGTTTTCTTGACTCTAAGCGTGTATTTATTCTGCCTTGTCTAAATGTATTTATTTTTTTGCGTTGGGTACGCATTACATTTTGCGAAGCGTGGCAAATCTATGACCAACAATAACATCTGATGGTTCTCCACCTTGGTAAACTCTTATAAGTGCAGCAGGGTTATCTTCAGTAGCATTTAAAGTAAAGTCTGTGTCAGGAACTGGCAACTTACCATTTCTTACAATCCTAGTAATCTTACCTCTTGCTCTTCCACCACTTGAATCCCATGAAACCATATCTCCAATTTTAAGATCGTCGGCTTCTGCTTTTTTTCCTTCTTCTCTTTCTATTTGGTTTCTAACTTTTCTTGACCATGAAAAGCCTGAATCTCCCCCCCATAATGCCCATGCAATTCGTCCTGCACTTGGGTAGCCTTTCTCACCTTGGCTGAATCCTTCTGCTTGTTTATCAACTTCATGTCTTGAGAAAAAACTGTACATTCTTTTAACTGTATCTATAGAAAGCCTTTCTTTATTCATTAACTGGTTTGCCCTTGCAACTCCAACTGTTGTGCCACCACGTTTGTATTTCCTTCTCCATTCTAA